GCTCTTGCAACTCTTTGATGAGAGAGTGCAGACGGGCAAGCTGTACGGGAGTATAGTGGTCAGTAGCTAGGTCGTCAGCGTCGGAACCGAAGCCACCGATCAGACAGATAGCAATGGAGCCAGTGTTGTGACCTTTCTGGGCGGCTGGTGTCTTTTCGAGAGGGCGACCGACGACGGCTTCACCATTACGTGAAATGACGTACGAGTACCCAATCATGTCAAAGCCCCGCTCGCGATGCCAGCGGTCGATCTCTTTTAGCTGTTCGTTAATGCCTGCGTCTGCCATCCACTCTGGACGTGTGGCAGAACAATGTACGACTATCTTGTCGATCTTTCTCATAGGTTAAACTCCCGAAGTAAAGTTTCATATTGATGTTCAGGTGTGAACAAATCGGGATTTATTTTAACGGTTAATGGGGGCATGTCGTCCCATCTGCGTGCGAACATACGTTCGAGATCGAGAGCGACGAATACGTACACTCCATCGTACGCAGGCTTGCGTGCTTCATTTACCTTGAAGTGATAGCGAGGCTTGGAGTTGGGACGATCTTTACGGAAGTACGGTTCGCGCGAGGACTTAACTTGTACGCGAATAATCTCTCCGTCTGGGTGCGCTGCCCAAAGATCATCGTAAGGAAGGTCTACGTGACTGACACGAAGACCTAAGTTTTCTAATATGTACGCTACGTAAAATTCAGCGGAACGACCACTGTAGATGTTTTGTTGGCTAGGCAATCATCTGTTACGCAGAAGTGTCTCCAAATGAGTAATTGTAGTTTTAGCTGTAGATAGGTCTGAACGGAGTTCTGCGATCTCCCCTAATAGTTGTTCGATTTGATCGGTCTTTTCGTCCAGCTTTCCAGCTAGTCTATCGACCTGTTGTTTGAGGGTGGCTTGGTACTCTGCGTTCGCGTCCCGCCGTTGCTTCTCTCTCATGGACATGAAAGACCAGAAGCCCGCGCTTCCAATCAATGCGACTGCAATGGTAATGATATGTTCTATACCCACCACAATTCCCTCAAATTCTGCTATCGGCTTTCGGCTGCGAAGCATTAAGCGTAGCAGCAGCCGCCGTTGTTTTCATATCTACACAACGTGTCACGTACGACGCGTTTTCTGGCTTGGTCTGTTCTAACATTTGTTCGTACTCGTAGCGTGCTGCGAGACAAGACTTTTGGTCAGGGAAAAGATTTGGCATTGTGCCGATCTGGTAGTTCGGGCCAAGGATTAGAAGTATAAGAAGTGCGTACATTAGATAAGCCCCCGTACTGAAGCGACGTAGTAGAAGAGGCCACCCAAGAAAGTTACGAAGATTACACCCGCAGCTATGTAGCCGTACAGTTCTATTCGCTCTTCTTGTGCTTTGGCTGCGGCTCGTTTTGCTTCTGCACGTTTCTTACGCATCTCGGCTTCGAAAGTTACGAAGCGCTGCCAACTGCCAGGGCGACCGTAGAGCTTCATCATACTCTCAAGATTTTTACGGTTCTCTTTCATCTGTTCGAGGCACTGGAAAGCCTCGAAGTCTGACGCCGATTTACCCAGCATTTTATTGAGGGGAGAATTTTTGTGCTTCTCTACTTGCTGTTTAAGTTGTTCTTCACCGTCGATGACCACGCCGATCTTGTCCATTACGGTAGTGAGTTCACGCCCGTTTTGGATGCACGTCTTGATAGTGCTGTAAGCTGCGTTACACGCGCTTGCTACTGCGAGGACTTCGGCTACTGGCACGACGAACAACTCCGTTGACTGACACGGTTGTCTTAGGTGTTCGTAAATTTTTCTGGTACGCAGACTTAGCTGCGCGACCCCGCTTTGAGTTTGATCTTGGTTTACGTGCCATTCATAGAACATAACGGATATGCAATAGACTTGTCGTCCTAGATCAGACCTTTCTGAAGTAACAGAGCTGTGTAGAGTTGACGCCAATCTTTGAGGCGCATCACGACAAGACTGTCGCCAAGTGCTTCTTGGTTACGTCTTGTGATGACGACTGGTGCTTCGGGTGATCTAGTGTCTTTGATGTTACGTTCGGCCTGAGCCATAGCGTCCCGAAAGTTCAGACGTTCTACGCGCTTGGCTTCTATAAATATTTCGGGTGTACCGAGAATGTCAGCACCGCCTGCCTGTAGACCAATCTTTCCGCCCCCGCTGAGGGGCGCACGTTGGCAACGATCTTCACAGAAGATGTGTTCGTTGAACCACTTTGCTAAATCGTTTTCGTACTTGTCGCCTTTGCGCTTCTGTGGATTTCCCATTTACCAAGGAACCTCTGGTTTGTACGGCCCCCTACGAGCCTGAGTTTCATTGTGCTGCTCTTCGTACGAAACGCGAGCAGCGTCTGCCTCCCTGTCTAGGCATGGGTCACACCTAAACTGGTTCTTTGGTCTTGCCTTCGTACATCCGCACATAAGACAAGGCCGCTTCCATTTTTTTGGACGCGGCTTTATTTGGTACTTGGCCCCTGGAAAGTATTGAAGATTGAGGCGCATCAGTATTCTCTTGAGCGTGTCTAAACACACCGAGTATCGTTCTGCTAATTCTTTATGCGTGAAGTCGTTGTGATGTTTACGGAGCCAAGCCACCTCTGTATCTGGTAGCTTTATTCTTCGTGCCATGACCGCCTTCATTACCGTTTCTTGCGTGAACATGTCATGCCTTGTAGCACATACACAACTTTTAGTAAACGTAAGGTCTTAAAAAATATGTTCGTACGTATTGACTTTTCCGACAAAGACGATAAAATCGCAAGCGATGTAGGCGACTGCAAGCGAGTTCGCCGATGCGGTAGCATCTGCGAACGAGAGCAGGACAAAGACGTAAGAGAGCAGCGATTTTATCGGTTCGAATACGCAAGCTGTACGCACAGAAAAAATCTTTCCTGAGAAATTTTTTCGTAAATAATTTCGTTGAAGTGTGGCCTAAACTTATGCTAAACTTTCGTTGCTTAAGTTGGTCGTGGTATGGGATTTATCCTGTGCTGCGGCGACTTAGCAACTGCTTGATAGATGCCTTGGCATCTGCCTCAAAATTATAGCTCCCCAAACTAAAAGCGCCCCACTTGGAGGCGCTTCTTTTCTTTACTGCGAGTTAGATACCCACGATGCGGTTGATGTTTCTCTTAATGTCCTTGTCCATTCTTCTATTGTTGATACTGGACGACCAACCCGATCAGCAATCTCCAAGTCAGATAACGGTGGACGAGTTGCCCCCGATGCATCAGACCACTCCTGCGCAAAAGTAAGTGCGCGTTGCTTCGCTGTCTTGGGCGAAATAATGGACACTGTATCGTCCGCCTGAGACGATGCGAACGCTATGTTGTAGACAGGCTCATGCGCGTCTGACCACTCACGTACCTTGCCGAAGCGAAGCTGCATCATGACATCGAGGCGCTTGTGTTCTGCGTCGGCTGCTGCCTGCATGTCTATAAACGGAGATGCAGGGATGGTTTCTTCGTAGATACCCGCCTTCACGTCAGCCGTTTCTTTATCCCAGAATACTTGAGTTACCTTTATCTGGGTTTCCAAAACGGTCAACTGGTTCGAGCTACCCGCCTCGCGACCTGATGCCGTACCTTCGCTTGGCTTGTTACTGTGGTGCAGTAACCATACGCACAACCCTGCGTTTCGTAGCTTTAGGCAGAGTTGGTTGATGTACCCCCACTGCTCTGCTGAGTTCTCCTGCAAGCCAGGGAATGCCGAGCGGATCGTGTCGATGACAACGTGCGTAGGCTTCGTAGCCTTGATCCACTGCTCGAAGTTTTTGATACCCGCTTCGTTCATTAGGTTCATGTCTCGGTCGTCATGGAATGGTGCCCAGATCATGAAGTTATTTCCCGCATCTCCGAAGCTACGCTTGGAGCGATCTAGGAACTTTGCGATGTTGGATCGGCTATTCTCGAAGTCGAAGTACAGAACTTTCGATCTCTCGTTTAAGTCGAAGGGGCCGAAGCGACACTGACCAGAGCTTGCTGCGTACAGTAGGTTTCGTACGAACATAGACTTCCCGTGACCCGAATAACCAAACACCTGTATGATCGTCCCTGTCGTTGGAGCAATCGGGTCAATGAAGAAACGCATGTTGTCTACATACGTCTGCAATTCAGCTAGACTATCCGTAGTGATTGGCTTGAAGGATCGAGGGGCTTCCACTGTCTGCGGCTGCTGTACGATGTTGCCCTTGCGTACCTCATTCTCTTCGGCTCGCTCGCACATCTGGCGAACCTTGCTGTCCTCTATTGAGTTCTGAAAGAATGCGTCCATAAAGCGGTACGCACCATCGACAAGCTCTTCACCGCGATCACCCTGCCCTGCAAGTGATGATATGTATTTATACAGACGATCATCACGACCGTTGCCGCCACCATCAGGAAGTTTACCCACTCGCGCTACAAGTTCTTCAGTGCGCTGCCAAATAGGCTTATCTACTTGCACGTCATCAAGAGGCATCCCCTCGAAACGAAACGAATTAAAGTCTACCACATTTGTTTGGGTACTGCTTACCCCACTTAGATCATGTAGACGTGGCGCGTACACGGGAATATCATCAAAGTAATGACCGTATGCAATCCTCCATTTGTAATTTTTACTAGGCGGGGCAAGTACATACCCCTTCGACCCACGTAGGTCGAGGCCATCAACACGAGGCCAGTCCCTACCATTACCATCCGCTCCGACACGGTTCTTTATCCAACCCGATCCCTTGGGAAACTGGAAGTAGAAGTGCCAACCCTTCTTAGTGCGCACAGATATAGGAGTGGATGTAAGGCCGAGCTTCTTTGCCTCATCGACAGCATTCTCGTTGTCGCAATCAACGACGACAAGTCCTGTCATTTCGCCAGTGAGCAATGCAATGTTGGCATTAGGCCATCGCTCGAACCAATCGCACACCTCTTCTTCAGTTGGCATTACATTATCGTCGATGTAATGCCCCCACTTTATCAGTGGTTTCTTGGTGTCAGGGCTGATCGGTATAACCGCCCAACCGCGATCCAGATACTCTAGTGCCGCATTCAGTATTTCCATACGTTGCCTCCGTGAAATATTGATCAAGGTCTAGCGCAGGCCAAACCTCTTTGATTTTTGACAGGTAAGTGGAGGAAACAAAGTCTCTGCGTACCCAACCATATGGCGTGGTTCTACAGATACCTAGCGACTTAGCTACAGCGGGTGCCCCACCTAAGTCGTCGATTAGTCTTTGAATATCAAAGTGCATTTTTTTCGTTTTCCTCTTGCAATGTGTTCGGATGTAACATATACACTACTTCAACACAACCTCTGATCTGTACTTACAGCATCAAATTTCAAGGACAAACATCATGGACGAGATCATTTTTGGTGACACCCCCATACAGTTAGCGCCAGTCCACCCTAAGCAGGATAGACTGAAGGATCATGCTGCTCAGTATGTCGAAGCCATTGCAAAGATTGAACATCTGAAGGCCACGACAGATTACCTTAAAGAAATCTTACTGAGCGATCTACCCGAAGAGGCAGGAGAATATCCTATCGAAATGGACGACGGACGAACGCTCATGATCAAAATACCTGAGAAGTGGTCATGGGATAAGAAGTTGTTAAAAGAGACATACGAAGTTGCGGGTCTACCCGAGTGTGTCAATCAAAGTTTTCTCGTTGATCGGAAGAAGTACGAAGCCGCTCCCGACAACGTGAAGGAAGTGCTGCGTAAAGCACTAACCATCGAATGCGGCTCACCCACAATCAAGGTTCAGACATGAAAATCACACCGCTAAAGACCAATGACGCAACCGTAGCGGAAGCGTCTAAGACTTTGGTGTATGGGCCGCACGGATCGGGTAAGACTACCCAGTGCGCGAACTACGCCAAACGATACGGCAAGGGGTTGATACTGTCAGGAGAGAGTGGACTATCCTCGATCTCTGACATGGCTATCGACTACCTACCTTTCTCGACGTTTGATCGAGAACCAAAAGACGGACAGTATTCGTTCAAGCAACTGATGCAGTACATCAACTCAGACGACTTTCGCAACGAAGAGTACAAGTGGATTGCAATCGACAGTGCAACCGAGCTTTCGCAGAAGTGCTTTGCTGACGTTGAAGCTGAGACAGCAGGATCACAAAACAACTTCGAGAAGTGGGGCGTGTACGAACGTAAGATCACGTTTGCTTTGAAGTGGGTGCGTGATCTGCCAATGCACGTCCTCATTACTGCGCTCGCTAACGAAGAGAACGACGACAACGGCGTCACTAATTACTGGCCCATGATGGTTCAGAAGAAGGTGCAGCGTCTAATCCCTGCCCTCTACGACAACGTGTTCCCTCTTGTACGCAAGACATCGGAGCAAGGCGGTAAGGTTTCTGTGCGCAGATACTTAATCACCGACAACGTAAATGGGTGGCACGGCAAAGTACGTGACCCGCATCGTCGCTTAAAGCCCTTCGAGGAAGTTGATGATGTAACTGAATTACTAAGCCGCATCTACATGACAGATGCAGAATACAAAAACTACAACGGAGTAGAGAGCAATGAGTGAATTTCTCGGACTAGAGGGAATGGACTTGTCTGACGTTGAGGTCAAGACAACACAAATTTTGGGCGTAGGTCGTCATGTTGTTAAGATCACCGACGCAGCAGTCGAGAAGGACGATAGCCGCAACACCGCGCGTTTGGTTCTTTCGTACGAAAACACAGACGGTTCTATCCGTCAGTGGATTTACGTGTACCACGGTGGCTCACCAAAGGCGACTGAGGTTGGCAAGAAGCAACTGAAAGAGTTGCTGTTGACCTTGGGGCACGACGGTAAAGAGGCACCAAACCCAGGTTACTTCAAGGGCAAGACTGTTGGTATCAACGTCAAGAACGAGGAGTACAACGGCAAGACGCAAGCGAAAGTGTCGTACCACTTTACTCCGAAGGAAGCGGCACCCGCAGCGGGTAAGCCAATGGATGACGAGAT